AATCATTGAGGTACGGCGCGGCCTGCAGCAGGGCGCCGTAGAGATAGAGATCTGGCGCCTTGGCTAGCAGCCAGTTGCTCGGTGCCGTCGCCGACAACGCCGGCACGCGGGCGTAGTAGACCAGCCGCAGCAGCACGTCTCCAGACGGCGCCGGCACCAACTCGAATGCATTGTCGCTCAACGTGTAGCCGGACACGCTGCCGGTGACCCTGTTCGCTTTCAGCTCGTTAGTCTCCTTCTCCGACATATAGCGCAGCATCGAATTGGAGCCGCCCGGCTCGATCACCAGCGAGTAGTGTTCGAGAAAGTCTGCCGGCAGCGGGACCATCTCGGCGTCGCTCGTCGCGTGGGCGCGTACCAGCATGTCGCGCACCCGTAGCTCGCGATTGAAGCCGGCCTCGGCGAGCGCAACGAAGCCGGGGATCTGGTCGGTCAGATCGGCGCGGTTGAGCCAGTCGGCGACGGCAGCCGTCAGGCCGCTGTAGGTGGTGAGATTGATGGCAGCCATCAGCGCACCAGGAACTTGCGGTGATCGGGATCAGCCATCCAGCGCTGCAGCGCCACCTTGTCATCGAGAATTCCGACGCTCTTAAGCAAGGTCCACAGCGGCATCGGCAGCTTCAGCATGTGGGTCATGCCATCGCCGTGACGCTTCGGCGCCACGCTGCGCAGATAGGCGTTGTGATCGGTGATCGGGTCAGCGTCCTGCACCGCCGTGAAGCGGATGGCGTCGTCCAGGTCGCTCCACTCGCTGAAGTGCGCGATGCCAGAGACCGGATCGTAATCAACGAGGCGGCGACTCATGTAAAAATCCGAGGCGGCTGCGACGGAGAGACAGCCGCCCCGGTCCCCTGCTAGAGATCAGGAGAGATCGAGGATCGAAGCCCACGAGCGCTGCGCGCGGACGCGCAGGCCCCACTCGCACAGAATCATGCGCTTCTCGTTATCGCCGGTCTTGGCCAGCACCTCCGTCTTGAAGTTGCGGAGGTACGAGAGACTCGCGTATTCCGGGTCCCCGACGTAGACCGCAGTGGTCGGCATATGCCGGTCAACGCAGATCGACAGGGTGCCGAAGTCGCCGACGTAGACATCAGCCGCGCCGATGATCTGCGCCTGCTTACCGGCGGGCACATCGCGGAAGCGGGTCGCGATGCCGGCGAAGGCCGAGAACGCGATCTTCTGGCTGGCGCCCATGAACGCCACCTTGGGGTCGCCGCCCTCGGTCCACACCTTCTGCATGGCCGTCTTGAGCAGCGCCTCGGTGAAGGCACGCGGGGTGCCCGCCACAGCGGCGACCGACGGGTAGCCGTCGAGCGGATTGCCACCGGCATTGCCCGACATCACCGGAGCGACACCGGCGCCGGCACCACCCATCCAGTTGGTGATGATCCAAGAGCCGAGTCCCGCAGTCGCGCGAGCGACCGCGTTGCTGCCGATGTTGCCGATCTGCAGGCCGAGCGTGGCCAGCTCCATATCGCGCTTCATCTCGGAAGCGGCCTTCGCGAGATTGTACGCGAGGACGGACTTCATGCCCGCCTTCTCGACACTCTCGACGGTGCCCGACACCTCGACAATCTTGCGATTGATCTGGGTGTAGTTGTTCACGCGCTGGGTGTTCGCGCGCAGATCGGTGATGCCGTGGACGTCGTCGCCTTCGATGACCGGCACGTTGGCCGCCGTGGCGAGCAGATCGGTCTGCCATTCGAACATGGTCTGCTTGGCAGTATCGCGCCCGAAGTTCGACATCGCGGGAACGTCGACCGGGGAGATGTTGTAGATGACGTTGCTGAGATCCTCGCGGACGCTACGGGTAGCGTCGTAACGAGTAATCGTATTGGTGGTGAGGGCCACAAGCTACTCCTACGCTCGGCCTCTACTCGATGAGGCCCATGAACACTTTGGCGGCGTCATTGACGCTGCCGGTTTGAGCGAGACGTTGCCGGGCACGCAGATGCTGATTGTTGGCGACGGGAGCGGAGCCTGCGCTTGCAACCTGCGGTCCGGTGCGCTGGGCGGTCGGCTTCGGCTTATTGGCCTGCAGCTCGTCCCATTGCCGCGCCTTGTTCAAAATCACAATGGCGCGCGGATCGTTGGCGTTCGCGATCTCCTCAGTGGAGTAACCGGCCTTCTGTCCGTATTCGATGATACGATTCCGGTCGGCTTCCCACTGCTTCGGATTCCTCCAGGCCGGTTCCATCTCAAGCATTTTCTTCCTGCCTTCGATGTTCTGGGCCTCTCGAACCCTCGCTTGCTCCTGGCTCTGAACTTGGGCGATCCGCTGCAGTTCGAAGTCGGCTGCCGCCGCCTTCTCTTGCATCGTCCGCCAATCGTCGCGAGCCTTCGCCCACTGGAGCGGGTCCTGCTGGTACAGGGCCTCCCAATTCGGTTCCTGCTGCATCCCCTGCTGGAGCTGCTGCTGGAGTGCCGTCAAAAGGGTGGCGTACTGCTGCCGCTCCCTCAGAATCTCCGTCCGCTCTTGCGCCAGGACAGTCCTGTCCGTGGCTAAAGCGTCGGTTTTCTGCGTGTAATCGCGGGTCCGGGAGTATCCCTTGAGGGCCTCTTCCAGCGTTACCTGCTCGTCCTTGCCGTTGACTTTAACGGTGTAGAGCGGGGTCGCTTTCTGCGGCTCTGCCTGGGTCTCGTCCGAAGTATCCGCCGCCTCTTCGCTCTCGGCATCCAGGGCAGGTTCATCGCCTGTCTCGGTGGTCTCTTCCGGTTGCGCTTCAGCATTGGCATCGCCGTCGCTCTGTTCAGGAGCGTCGGAAGGATCAGCGGCCTCAGGGGATGCCGGGGTGCCGTCTTCACGGTCCAGCAGTCCGGTGAACGCAGCCGCTGCGTCCTGCAAGCCGGGGCCCTGTGAGGCCGTATCGGCGGTCGTCGGCATGATCGTACTCCTTTGTACGCTACGCTACAAGTTAGCTCGCCCGTTCCTCTGGCTTGGGCATGTTCCAGTTGTTCGCCCGCGCACGGCTGGCGTTGTGATGGTCGACCTTCTGCGTTGCAGTGAGCCGCACCATCTCCTCGACCACGCCCTGCAGGCAGCGGATCATCCGCCAGCAATGCTCGCGGTCTTCGGGCTTCGTCGCCGCCTTCCAGGCAGCGACGTACTTCTCCTCGATCTGCGCCACCAGCTTCGGCAACGTCGGGCTCTTCAGCCAGTCGGTGAGCTGCTCGATATCTTCGCGCGTCATCATCACTTGCTACCCTTGGTTGGCGCCGGCTTTTCGCGCGCGATCTGGAGCTGGTTTTCGAGCGTGGCGGCATGCTTGGCGAGATCGGCCTCCAGCTCGACCAGCGCCTGCGCCGCGTCGCGCTCGCTCTGCTCGCCGCTCTTCACCAGCTCCGCCATCAGCCGCTCGCGCTCGGCGACGGTATCCTGCTCCTGCGCCGCCACCTGGATACCGAGCTGGGCTTCGTTCTGCTGCGCCGAGATCATCGCCTGGAGGCGCATCTGCTCGCGGGCGCGGGCGTCCTCCAACTGCGCCTTCCAGACGTCGAACTGCAGGCGCTGCTGTTCGAGCTGCTGCTCGAACATCTGCTGCTGCTGCTTCCTCTGGTCCTCCAGCTGATGGCTGGCGATCTGGCTCTGCGCCTTGGCCTGCTCGGCCTCGGCGATCACCATGTTGGGATCGGGCTTGGCCTGCGCCTTCTGCTGCTCGATGGCCGCGATCTGCTGCATGTCGATGGGCGCCCAGAACTGCTGAACGTCCTTGTAGCCCATGATCTCGGTGAGCTTGGCCAGCGTATTGCGATAGCGGTCGAGACCGGCCAGCGGGTTGGAGGTGCCGCCCAACTGAATGGCCAACTCCTGCTTATTGAGGATCGCCGTCAGCGCCGCGATGCGCGACTGATCGGTGCCGCGACCGAGAGCGACGTGGACGATCACGTCCATGTCCGCGTCCCAGGTTCTCGGATCGACCTCGGCCCACTTGCCGCGCAGGCGCATCATACGCGGCTTGTCCTGGTGCTGGCAGACCAGCTTCAGGATGCCCTTCATCATCCTCTTGATGCCGTTCTCTGCGAACAGCCGCGCAGTCATCTCTGTGCGCTCCTGGGCGCCCATTACAGCGGCATCGACCGCCGTCTTGGTGGTGGACTGCAGCACGTCGGGATCGAGCCT